CCTCTCTTATTTCTTTATGTTTTTGGTTTATCATTCCGCTCCTTGATTTAATTTGAACACTAGAAAAGGGGAGCAGCCAAGATTTCTCTCAGCCACTCCCCGTCTATCACTCCGTTAGCTAGGGCGTAGTTCCCTAACCGGCACGTTACCCCGTTACAACCATCTTACTGGCTGCGTACCTACTCGGCGGATCGCCATTACTGACGCCGCTGTTGTACGGATACAGGTAGGTATTTATCTGCACCCGCTATCATGACTTAACCAGCACGTAGAATTTACTGATTATCTTGCTGTTCCCCTAGCTCACCACGCGATTGTGCATTGGCGACTAGATTCTCCAGCTCTTCTGCTGTGAACTCATAGCCCTTGATCGTAGTCTTCTTCTTACCCTTGGTGGGCTTCTGAAGTGTACGAGTCATGGACTTCTTGTTCTTCTTGAGCGTTACGGTACGTCCACCTTCTGCGACGAACTTCCTCTGCTCAACATCATACTGAGGCTCCAAGTTCAACATCCCATTGGCATGGATCACGAAGTTGTAGCAATTTGTCATATCCTTGGCGGAAAATAACGTCTTGCCGTCCTTGCTCCATTCCATTTTATTCTCTGTCTCTCCTGTCTTAGAGTTCCAGACAATAATGGGCTTGCCGTCTGAGTCCTTAGCTTCACGCCAGACAGAGACATTGCCGTCCTTGTCCTTGGTGATCTTGCGGTGTTCCAAGTCGATTGCCTTAACGGCTCTCTTCAAGCCCTTCGGATCAAATGACCCAATATTTAAGGCCTCGACCTGTGAACCCTTAGGATTCAGAATCCAGCCAGCGTTGTTCGATTCTATCAGCTTTTCATCAACGGACGTGCCGTCATATGTGAACCTGATAACTTCCTGCATTACGGCGTGGATGTTGTCGGTATCAAATAATTGATCCAACTGATCCGGCTTTAATGCAGCTAACGATCCAGTCCATGTTGAACCGATCCACTCGCCTTCTTTGTTCTTCCTTGGCTCCTCATATAGACCAACAGTTTTCACTGGTTCTACACTAGGGGTTTCTATTACTTTGGTATCTTCCATGATATATACCCTCTGCTTGTTATGTTTCCACGCTATCCAGCGCAGCTTTGCCATAGGGCTTGAGTTATTCTTACCCTTCAACTGGCAAATTGTTTCGTGACCGTTGGCCACCCACTAGAACCACCATGAGCGGATTGATTAGACTAATTTACTGCTTAACACTTGATCCGTTGTCATTCTGTTTAGGAATTCCTCCGAATACTCTTGAGGTGTGCCGAACTTAACATGGAACCGAGTCACTTCCTTTTTGCGCTCATTCCATGCCGACAGCTTCAGCTCATTCTCTGCCTTAGTGGCCGCTTCCTTTCGGAGCCGTTCCTGCAACTTCTCCAAGGCCGTCGCTAATCTCATGGCCTGTGATTTCGTTACATCGCCAGTGACCTCCATCGCGAGCAGCAACCCAGACTCGTAATCATCTGAATTCCTGATCTTCTCGCAAACGACCGTCACTTGCGGCCCTGTCAACTTATCTTGGCTAACTGTTTCCGTCTCAGTGGTTTCTACTTTTTCTTCGAATGTGAATAGTTCCGTCATGATATTTTACCTTTTGGTTGTGCTCATGATGGCTCTAGTGGATGGCCTCGGCAGTATCGGCAAACGAGCTTGCGCCCTAGGTTTATTGATTCACCCTTGCCAACCGCCTAAGCCGGACGCTATTACGCGCCCACCTGCTAACAGGCAATCCGGTTTCATAACAAGATTTTCACGGAAACCTACGTGCTGCCACGCTTCAGTATGGTCATTGATTCGACCCGCAATGCGTGGATGCAACCCGCCCGATTGGTTAATAGGACTGTGCAGAGGGAAAACGATTGACTCGCTCTCTGTCCTCACCTATAAATACGAACGAGAAAAAAATAAGAAAATAATCTGAACTTATGCCGAAAATCACCCAACCAACCAAACTACCACCGCTTCCCGCAGAAAAGATCGAAGCCCTCACAGACGCGATCCGAGATGGCCTGAGCCTTGTATCCGCCTCGAAGTTTGTGGAGTTGCCATTGCCTCAGGTCGAGAAATGGGTGCGTATTTATCCCGCGTTGAAAATAGCTTTGGACAAGGCAAGTGCAGATCACGAACACAGAATGTTATCCCTCGCCTCGACCCACGCAGCCCGTGATGGGAAGCTTGCAATCGCAATCCTTGAACGGCGACACGCCCAATGGAATAAAACAGAGCGACAGGAAATCAAGCAGACCCAAACGGGAACAGTATCACCCGAATTACTCAGAGCATTGGCATCGGCCCCAGAGAAAACCAAAGAGACCACCCCTACCCACCCCACCCCCAATCGCCTATAGTATATATATACCCCCCTCACAAAATCGGAGCATGAAAAAAACGGGCCTCAAGTTAAATAAACCCCTTAAATCCGCTAAAGTATCCAAGAAATCTGCGGAAACAATACGGTCTAGCGTCACTAAGAAGGGTGATAAGAAGCTATCTAAGGCGGCTTTGGTACAGAGAGCGGCCTACTTGGAGAACTTCCCTGAGCTATTCTTGGGTATAAAGCCGTATGATTGGCAAATTCGCGTTCTGAGGGACTTAAATTTCAAGGAGAGCAAGGTGGCCATGAAGGCTGCTAACGGATCAGGGAAGACGGCTGTGGTTGCAGCAGCGGCTATCCTGTGGCATATGATGAGATTCCCTCAGAGCTTGACGATTACGACTGCTGGGGTGTGGCGTCAGGTGGAAGATCAGCTATGGCCGGCGTTAAGGAAGTATGTAGCCATGTTAGGTGACGGGTGGAGGATAACCAGCAACGAGTTGGAGCATACTAACGGGTCTAGGGCGATAGGATTCAGTACGAATGATGCAGGTAAGTTTGAGGGTTGGCATAGGCAGGGGCCGACAGATAACCTTTTGATGGTAGTTGATGAGGCTAAGACGGTTCCGGACACGATCTATGAGGCTATTGCGCGGTGTCAGCCTAGTAGGTTACTGGTTATGTCAAGTCCCGGTGGCCCTCAAGGTGCTTTCTATAAGGCATTTACGAAGGAGGCGAGTTACTGGGACACCCATAGTGTTACGGCGTTTGATTGCCCGCATATACCTAAGGATTGGATTGAGGAGCAGACGGAGAAGTGGGGTATAGAGCACCCTTTGGTTAGGTCAATGATTTACGGGGAGTTTATGGACTTGGGGTCGGAGAACCTTGTAGTGCCGTATAACACATTGCAGTATTGCTATTCTAACCCGCCCAACAAGCAAAGTGGGAACAAGGTGGCGTTTTGTGACTTTGCGGCTGGGGGTGACGAGAATGTGCTTTGCGTGAGGGAAGGTAACGAGGTTCTGCCCATGAAGTGTTGGAAGGAGAGGAACACGATGGAGACGGTGGGTAGGTTTATTATGGAGTATCGTAAATACGGATTGGAAGCCGACCAGATATATGCTGATGCTGGAGGTTTGGGTATCCCGATGTGTGATGCCTTGATGGAATCCGGTTGGACGGTGCATAGGGTTAATAATGGGGCAAGGGCGAATGATACCCGTCATTATGGTAACAGGGGAGCCGAGATGTGGTATGAGTCTGCGAGGATGATAGAGAAGGCTGAGATCAGGTTGCCGGAGGATGATTTGCTTGTTGAGCAGCTTACGACCAGATTGGGTAAGACTAATAGCAGTGGGAAGCTAATGTTGGAGAGGAAGGAGGATATGAGGAAGCGCGGCATTAGTTCTCCTGACAGGGCTGACGCTTTGGTGGGATGTTTGGCTTGTGGTGGTATTAACAACTTGGCGGTACGTCGAGGGAGGAAGAGCTTGTTTGATCTGATATGGCCGGAGAATGAGGATGCCTACACCTCGGAGTATGGGGTTGGAGGTATGGAGGCTGGATAATGGCAATACGGACACATGACTTCAGCACTGGAAAGTTTAAGATACTGATTGAGGATATTGACGGGCTTTGCTGTGATTCTGATAATCCTTCGGAGGAAGACGAGAAGTCGATAACAATAAGTCCCAAGATAAAGGGAAGGTACAGGATGGAAGTTATTATACATGAATGTCTGCACGCTGAGTATCCGAGCATCAAGGAATCAAGCGAAGAGGAGTGGGTTGACATTGCAGCACTAAATATCTCTAAGCTCCTTTGGCGTATGGGGTATAGAGGATAATCTAATCTAATCTAGTCTATTCTATTATACTCTACTCTGGTGTGAGTGTTTTGGAGGAAAATGGAGACTACGGAGAATCAATTTTATGTTTGAGTGATGAATAGCTAATTAACGATAATCGGTGGGTACGGGCGCGTATGGTGTGCGGAGAGATTCCGTGACAACCCTACTCTCTGAAGGGTCTTGAAACAAAGTGTCCGTGCATTGACTTATGGGCTGGATAGAAGGAATATTGGGAATGGCTGGTTCTGGGCTTGCTATTTTGCTTTGGTGGCTTAATAACAGGGCTGCGACTAAAAAGGAAAAGAAGGATCAAAATGCTGCTGAAGTTCACAGGCGCACTGCTGATATTATTGACGACGAGTTGCGGTAGCTTTAACCCCCTCCCCATAACGCGATTGCCTGAGGGGAATGTTAAAAGGTTAATGAAGTTACAGGAGTTTCAGGACATCAAAGATTCTGGGGCGAATGTTAAAAGGTGGGCCACCGAGGCTCTGCACACAATAAACGACTTGGAATTCCAACTAAGGATAGACAATGAGTGAGAGAACAGAATTACACGAAAAGATAATCAAGGACGTTCAGGACAGAACCCGATGGGAGCAACGTCAATCACTCTGGTATGAGATGCGCCATCAGGGGCTTAGGAGAAAGAACAAGCCGTGGAACAATGCGAGCGACCTTCACTTCCCGCTGGCCGATGCCGTTATCGAGAGGCTCAAGCCGTTTTACTTTATGCAGGTGGTCGGGATGGATACCATTGCTTCCTTTGCTCCGATGAGGCAGCAGGACAACGGACTCACTGTTACCGCCGAGCGTTGGTTTGACTACCAGATCAAGGAGAAGACAAACTTCCTCAACGAAGCCCTGACTTGGGTGGATCATTGTCTGATGAGTGGCCGTGCGGTGATAAAGGTTTTTTGGGACGCTGAGAAGAAGGCCGTCCAGTATGATTCGATTGATCCCCTCATGGTAGTGGTTCCGGATCGCACCAAGACTCTTCAGGACTCGGAACGGATAGTCCACATAATGCAGATGAGCCTAGACTCCTTTAAGGATAATCCAATGTATTCCGATGCGGATGCTGAGTTATTACAGTCCAAGCGGGCCAAGGCGGGCAACAGCGAGGAGAGTGAGATAAATAAGTACAGGAGAGAGGGGATAACGTATCACTCCGACTTGGGTAAGGTTGTGATCTGGGAGGTCTACGAGAAGAAGGACGGCAAGGTTTTGGTCAAGTCTTTCTGCCCAGAGGTTCCCGACATGGATTTAAGGCCACCGATGGAGCTGGACTACAAGCACGGGAACTACCCCTTTGTTGACTTCTCCTATGAGGTTAAGGATAAGGGTTGGTATTCTCCGAGGGGGGTGTGTGAAATCGTTGGCCCGTTCGAGGCTTCTATCTGCAAGATGTGGAATGACAAGCACGACGCGATGACTTTGTTCAACAGGCCGATGTTCCAGACTGACAGGGATATACCGAACAGCAGCAACATCAGACTTTCCCCCGCACAGATATTGCCAGTCGGATTGGCTCCGGTTCAAATGCCAAGACCTCCGGTTAGCTGGGATGAGGAGATTCAGTCAACCAGATTGATAGCCGAGCAGAGAATTGGTATGCCGGACTTTGGTGTTCAGTCGATGAAGGACAGGGGCGACAGAAGGACAGCAACAGAGATCAATGCGATTAGTGGGCTGATGGCTGAATCGAATGACCTAAGAGCTAGGGTGTTTAGACTCTCTCTGGGTCTGCTGTATCGGCAGTCGTGGGAG